CAAGTGTTAAGACACAAGAGACGTCCATAATACGGAATTATGATTAAACATTGCCATAGAGTATTTGTGGCCGTGACCAATGGCTTTAAATCTGTCCATGTGCTGTTATTGTAATATCTTATTGGATCGAAAGTAGAAGCACCTAGATCGAGATTGTTATTCGTGACAAAAAAGTAGCGTAGATTGCTTGTCGCCCCTTGATAATTTGCTGCCCAAAAGAAATCAGTGTTTGTGCCAGTCCATGTAGTTCCTGGAGATAGTTCTTGAAAACCATTCACGTATTGATACGCGTATTTGGTATCAAAAAACACCGTTGCATCGATGCCTATAGTTTCTACATCGCGCTTAAAAATACCCATGACGGGAAGAGCTGGAAAGTAATTAAAAGTAATTGTAGCGGCGTGACCTGACCCAACCGTAGTAATCAACGTGACAGAGCCTGTTAGATAATTTATCGTCCCAGAGTTTCCTGGTGTTAAATTTGTTAACGTTCCATTGCCTTGATCGACAAATGGATTGGCTAAGGTAGCAATCGATATTGAGACACTACGTGGTTGAATCTGTGCATTAGTTTCAGGCGTTATAGTTAGCAATGTATAAATGTTGAATGTCCATGGCGATGCACCACTATTTCCTAAAGACTGATTAGTAAAGGCGCGACTGAGACGACCTATGGATACGTCCCCGTCTCTTTTCTTAGTCCTCTCTCTCCACACATAGGCATTTTCAAGGGTAGAAAAAGCCTCATCGGCTAATAAAGCAGGTTTTCTGTCTTGGGTAAGACCTCCTCCGGGATATCCTCCAATTAGAACATTCTGCATTCCATTCACTTAATTACCTATTGCCATCCAATAGTGACTAAATAAAGTTCCTGCATTGTTCTGACATGTAAAGCCTGATGTGTTTAAAGATATTATAGCCGCAGGCGTGGTAATCTTTGATGTCGGCGTTGACTGTACACCAAAGACTGCATGAGGAAATGTTATAGGGAATGTTACAGCTCCTGCTGCGACGGCAGTGTTTCCAGTACCCCACTGAATCAATATTCCCCCAACCCAACAATATCCGTTTGTGCTAAGGACGCCTCCAGTCAACTGCGATAGTATGCCACCGCCAGTCAAGGAATATAACTGTTGATCGCCACCAGGAGGAATAGTAGGAGTTGCCACTCCATTGACAATCAGCGTTCCTGGAACACCACAGAAAACCTGATTGTATCCGGTTACTGTTGATACGCTGGACTGAGGAACCTCGTGGATTACCGTGTGGTATCCTGCTGGCTTAGAACCTGGCTGACCATTATTGTTCACGTGATCAACAGCCAATGTTAAAAATGTGCCGTCGAGATTATTTCTGATTGTTGTTTTAGACTGCCCCAAAGAGGAGCCGTCCTGTGGGTATCCCTCTGTATATCCTGGAATTACCATGTGTTTCCTCTTTAGCTAACGGCGACCGTTGGAATTGGCTGAACATCCTGTGGTCTGCGTAGTTTCTTTTTAGCCTTTTCACTCAACTTTGCCTTTGCAGGAGAGAGAGGCTTTTTCAACTTCTTTTCTTTTCCTTTAATGACTGCCATAGAAATTATCCTGTCGTATGTCGCCCTACAAATGGCCCACCACCCATAGGGATAGGTTTGTTTGGCAGCGGTTTAAGCTTGTTGTTTTTTTTCTTTATCACCGGAGTTTTTGGTGCTTTCTTAGCCTTTTTTTTCATCACAATGATCCAAAGGTTGACGATATTCCACCTAGCCCATAGTTGTACTTCAGCTGGTCGCTATAAATTGTCTGTATGCTGGCTTGGCCTATTTGTGCGTAGGTCCTGGTTTCAATGATGTCATAACGTTCTTTCAGCATCTTATCGATGAATATGACTCCATCGGAATCTAATCTCTCTTCGAATATCTTTTTAGCTGCCCCTACAGCTAGAATTTCCCACCATTCTGATAGCTCGGGATTACCAGACATGTCATCAGCCAATAGAGCTTGAATAGGTTGTCTATAGCATGTCATTTCGACGGTATAGCCAGCATCTGGCACAGGGGCTAGCGTGAACTGGTTTTGATAAAAAAGGATTGCTAGAGGAATAGAGAATTGCTTTGGGTTGTACTGAATCTGAATAACTGTTCCTTGAGGAATTGTCTCTGCAAATGTTAAGCCTACAATCTCTCCCGTCTGATAATTGATTGTCGCATTTCCTGGAGTACTTGGTGTGGACGAAGCATATTGACGATAGTATGTCCAGCCATATTCCTGGTTTCCATTGTTGCTTGTCTGGAATATCTGGATGAGGTTCCCTTGCCCATCATCGGTTACATTTTGCGTCTGTCCAACGCCATTAGGTCCGATAACATTTGCTGTAATGAGAATGTTTTGTACTCTTCCTTGAGGAAAGTATAAGTTAGGAACAGTCTGTGAGCCTGGGTCGTTATTAACACTGGCGACTAGTGGAGAAGCGGTCGTAAAGCCAGAATAAGGACCAGGAGTACTGTTTCCAGTGGCGAAATTTGTGAACTGCTGCCAGTTGTAATTATTGGTGTAAAAAGACCATGGGCTATCGAACCATCTTAGCTCTCTTTTAGCGCAAGTTGCTGGCTGTCCAACTGTGGTGTAGAGCTCGCTATTGAACGGATAGACCTCTTGGCCCACATTAGTCGTAAAGGTATAGACATCCTGAAGCTTCAATGACCTAAACTTGGCTGGCAAGTCATAGGCATAGAAGCTATGCATCTGCTGCACAATATAAGAATCTGTAACCTGAAAAGCATTGCTTGACCCCGTAAGCTTACGCGTCTTAGTGACCGCGTTTGCTAGCGTGGGATATAATGGGAAGGTAGGCACAAATGTTGCTGTCATAAAACCGGCCTATTATCAAATGCGTCTTCTAATGTGACCGTCGTAGTTCCTTGAATGATCCCAGAGCCAGCAGGCACAGCAACACAGGGAACTTGCGGGTCTTGCACATATATAAAAGGATAAAAATTCGTAGTGTCCACTGCTATTGTCACAGTCGTCGGAGTTATTCGTAATATTTGAGCCTTCTGGTTATTAAGTTGAATCATTCCGTTAGGAGGCGGAATACGGAAACTTATCCATTCGGCTACGGTAAAATTATGATCTCCAGAGAAAGTGACAACAGCAGGGTTAGCCTGAGTAATATTCGTTATGTATTGCAGATTAGGAATAAAATCTGCTCCAAAAGGAGGACCGAAATTTGAGTTATAAGGGGCACTCACAGCACATCCGTTGGAGTAAATCTCACTCTAGAGACCGTCTCATAGCTACGTGGAGGACGACTACCGGAAGCGGGTAATTCCATATTGTAGCGTCTGATTTTCCTCTTTGTATTATTCAGATGCTTAATGAGTCCCATAGGAAGATCGCAAATCTCTCCATGGATCAATTTAATCATTTGGATAGGTTCTCCTGGGTACTTTCTATACGCAAACTCTAGCCAGCCACCTTGAGCGTCCAAAAACTCGAACATGCCCTTGCGAATCTTGTCATCTTCCTTACGCATCTTTGTAACAAGTGCATCTCTTTCTGCTGGAGGAAGGCTATTTTTGTGTTTTTTGTTTAATTCTCTGACTTCCATATGTCTTTCCTTTTTTATAAAGGGTAGTCACTGACCCTTTGGTTATGTGACTACCCTTTTGGTTTATGCGTTGGTGATTCCGTTTACGAAATCAGCCTTAAATGCAAACACTTGCATGTTAGCACTAGCCACTCCGACAGCAGATGTACCGATGTTCATGATGTATTGCGACTTATTGTCGAATGCATCAGCCAGGTTCGTTCCTGGTGGGGAAGCAGGAATAGTTGCACTTCCGTTAAGAGGCACGACTCCTGAACCCGCAGGCACACACACAGCTGGAGAAGATCCTCCGGCAAAGGCTGCAGATGTTGGGTATTGGAATGCTGTGAATCCGGTTGTGTCTACATCTATAGTGATAGAAGAGACAGTGGCGGAGTTCGTCACACTCAAGACCCTAGCTGCACCCGATGGGTTGCTTGAGAATGGTCCGCTTCCCGACTTAGCTGTCAGATTGCTCAGCTGAGTCATGCCGTAAGGCGTTGGGATTTGGAAATCTACAAGTTCCCCTACTGTGTATGGGTTCTGTCTGAAGAAGTACACGACTGCTTGAGTCGCTTGCGTAATGTAAGCAACTGGCAGCGTATTGGGCAGAAACTGCTTTGGATAAACCTTTTGGTAGAATCCAGTCGTTGCGTTCGCAACAGTTAAACCAGCACTCGCAGCCGAAGCAGCATAGCCAAGCGTAATGCTTGTGTTTGCTGAAATAGCCGTGATTTGATACAGGTTTGGACCGCTGATTTGTTGGCCACCAGTGATATTGATCAAGCGAACAAGATCACCTACAGCAAGACCTGCTGTATTTGCAGTAGCTACAACAAATGTCGTTCCATTGACCGTAGTAACCGCAACTTTAGCAAAAGTTGGAGGGTTTGTCTGGTCAATGAAAGTAAAACCACCAGATGTACCTTGTGAGGCATATGTGGTAACGCTTGCCCCAGTAGCACTTGGTTGTCCAAGAGCTAGGTAAGACCCAGAAGCCATCGAGCTAAACCATTCGGAATAAATCGGATTAGCAGCTGTAGACTGAGCACCCCAATTGGTAGTATCCTTGACGAAAACCCAGTCGGGTTTATCTGTCATAGGAATATTCTGAGCAACTGGTGTTGCTGCGTTTGTGTAGGTCCAAGACCCAATAAATGAATATGGTAACATAATTGACCTCCTTAAATACCTGTTGAGCGTAGGTTTTGCATCCAGAGATCATTCGTGATGCACTGGCCTTGATAGAACGAACATCCTGCTGTATGTCGTAACATACATGGGTCGTTGTTATATCCAGGGGGCAGATAGATAAAGCGAGCTTTTCCACCTGCTTGCCAGACCACTTTGTAAGCTTCTTTTGCACTCACGAAACAGTTAGCAATATCATTTCCAAGCAATGAAGCATTGGGACTGACAGAACCTTGTTCAGAAGCAAAGAAACGCACGTTATTCGCTCCGCCGATCTCAACGCT